GGCCGAGTGGTTTATGGCTCTAGTCTTGAAAACTAGCGTAGGTGAAAGCCTACCGTGAGTTCGAATCTCACCTCTTCCGCCAACATAGAAAAGAAAGTAGACTAAGATGTATAAGTTTTATAGACGGTTTGTAGACGAATCTGTTAGAATCCTTTGGCTCATACTCTTGGTCAAATGGCTTTTAACTGATTTTGATATCCACAGTTTAATTAAATAAATGAGTGGGCGGAGTTCGTATAGTGGCAATACCTCAGATTTCCAATCTGATGCGAGGAGTTCGATTCTCCTACTCCGCTCCATTTTTTCTACAGTCATAAAATCGTAATAAATATCATATGAATTATTCAATTGCAAAGATGATTGAGTTTGCATTTACTTACATCATCACAAATGAGTTAAACACCAAAACATATGATATGCCAGAAGACATGAGACAAATTATAATTAATTACATGACACAGCGTATCAATGAGATACGCAGTCAAACCAAATGATCCCTACGATAGACAATATAGAAATAGGCACTCTTACATCTCTGGCACCAGACAAGTACCTAGTTAAAATATATCCAGATGTTTTTGGAATGGCATTTTATCCACCACTAAGCACGGATTTTTTAAAAGAAAAAATACAACAACCATTAAAGCAATGGTGTGACGAATGTTTCTCTAACGATTATTCATTAAATTTTAGATTCAACAGCGGCGATCCATATTGGTCGCTGCTTTTTAGTAGCAGTGAAGATGTTAATATCTTTATGCTACGTTTTGGTTCAAATAAACATTAATATTACTCAACTCATAATTTTGAATATCCAATTCAACTGGCAGATCAATGCCTAGTTTTTTACATAATTCAATATTATCATACATCATTTCTGATGGATTGTCTTTTACAAATTTTCTCAAATCTGCATTTTGTTTATCAATGTGAAAACTCATTTCTCGTAAGTTCTTATAATATCCACTGTAACTTGGATAAGTTATACCAAAGTGTCCACAACGGACCCACCAGCCCAAACACGCATCGTTGTCACGTTCAACACATATAATTGGGCAATCTGGCCAAGTCTTGCGAATAAAATCAAGATGATGGCAAAACACGTGACTCTTAATGATGCGAACTCCTTCACCACTAAATGGACGATCAAATTCCTCTTCTAATTCTTGCTTGCTCATATAAGGCATAAGGTGAAGTTTGTCACCAAACTCCATACATGGGTCAAAATATGCGCCAAGATGCATAAGCTGATTGTTACCGCTAGCATCGTGATAGTAAGTTCTGCTATCGCTATAATCACTATTATCTAACGAAGGGGAGTAGTATATGTTTTTTACTACACTACTCCACTTAGAACCTGGCGCACCAGCAACAAATATATATTTCAACCTAAACCCATTTCTTTGCGAATCTGAGTTGCACTAATCTTTAATATTTCCTTATCAAAATCTTCTTTGTCAATTGTATAACCAACATCACGACCATAGGTTATGTTGACGATATTAGGAACCAAATTTACAAGAAAATCTCGATTAAATTTAAAACCTTCTGCTTCTAAATCTTTAATAATACGTTCTTTTACAAACGCATAATCAAATGGATTCTTTTCATCACTGCCACCAGTGTCACGAACCATGATCATGACTTGACCTGTTTTTGCATGTGCTCGCTTAAACAGTTCAGTATGACCAGGATGCCATGGCTGATAGCGTCCAAGTAATTGCACAGTCGGTGCTTGATTATTCCATTTTGTCATGAGTGTTTCAATCCTTTAAACATTGCTTTAATCCAACTTGGGTTTGTGTCAAAATCAAGTTCTTCCATAATATACTTTGACCAGAATAGGGCATCTTGTGTGTCTACACGGAAGTAATAACTACCTGGTTCTGGGTTTACAAACAACTTATTTGTGTCCTCAAACCGGCCTTCTTTAATGGTGTCAACCCAAATAACAGTAGCAGGCCCAAAGGCTGCACGAGTGGCTGGTGTGGGACAAACAAAATCGGCTATCACCCATGAACCTGCTGCCGTAACTTGGTCGCATAGCCAACCCATTCGTCTGGCTTGCTCTATACGATCCGCTTCACTGAACCCAAGATGACTGTTAATATTTGCACGAACAGCATCTGCGTTCCAATGAACTGCTTTTAATTTTGGTGCTAAGGCTTTTGCCAAGGTGGTTTTACCCGACCCTGGCAAGCCCATTATGAGTATTTTCTTATTCATCGGGTCACTTTACTCACCAGATAACTTGCAGCACCGCTGCCAAGTGTCTGAATGATTACTCCAAGTGCTATAATCTGTGGACCGCCACCAAAGAATTGTCCATAAACAAACACAGGTGCACCGATAAACAATCCTACAAAACCACCAGCAAGGAATCCATAACGTGTTAGCAGATCACCGCCAAGTAGTGCAAGAACGATTGGTACAAAGAATGTTAGCGTAAGAGTTTTACCAAACACGAAGATTTGATTTAAATCAAGACCTGGTATATTGGCAAGAGCAATACCAAGAATAGCCAATCCAATCATGCCAAACTTGCCCCATACAACTGCATTAGAGCCACCTACACTGTCATGAACATCATTGCCTACTAAGTTGGCACTGCTCAATAGTTGCGTGTCAATAATTGATACAAGACCAGCAAATACAACTGCAAGATAAACAAGTGGTAACCACCATCCTACAACATTGGCCATTACGATAAGATTGATAAAACCAGTGTTTGGACCAGTAACGTTGTAGTGCAGACCAGCGGCAGTTAAACCAATTAGACCACCTACGATTGGTAATATCAACCAATAGAACGGTGCTGCAATGAATGCACCACGAACATAATCACTCTTCATACTAAATGCATTTTGATAATTTGAATTGTCACTCCATGGTGAAGCAAGATGTCCAAATACCGTTGGAATACCAAAGCCAAATAGCAAGCCAAGTGTAAGCGGGGTATCCCATAGCGTTACACCTTGTCCTGTAACGCCGCCGATGCCAGCAAGTGCTGGTGCAAATCCAACAGTTCCAAAGATACTCACGGCTACAATGATCATACCAATCCAAATAGCAACAATCTTCACCATATCAGTTCCGATTGTAGCCTTTAGACCACCACGCCAACTATATGTAATAGCAATAGCAACAAGAAGTGCACTTACAAGAAGTGGACTTAAACCTGTTAATAGCGCAACACTTTTACTACCAGCAAATATGTTAATAGTAATACCTTGAAGTGCATACAGTGCGGTTTGAACTAGCACACATGCCTGAACTAACTTGCCATACTTACTACGGAACCATTGACTCAATGTGAATCCCTGTCCATACCGCTCTCGCAACCTAAAGATTGCAAATGAGAATAAAATAAGAGCGAAGAAATTTCCCAAACTAAACCAGAAAACTCCTACAATACCATTATTAAATCCTTGTTGTGCGGCAACAAACAAACCAGGTGCCCAAATCCAACTAGCACCAACACTCATACTTCCTTGCCAAAAACCTACATTGCGATTAGCAACAAAAAATGCTTCTTTACCCATACCATATCCACGTGCAAACCAACTGGTAAGCGCAAATGCGAATAGGGCATAAAGACCAATCATGACCAAACCAGTCGCTGGGTCAAAGAGTGGAAAAATTTTACTTACATCCATTTTAATTTCCTTATAATTTAACTACTAAATTTTTACTTGCACCACCGAGAACATCATTTGTTCTTTGGGTAACATATCCTGTAATCTGTAACATAGGACGGTCCCACCAACCCATATTAGCGGTGGCATGTGGCATATCTTGCCATTCCCAAGTAATGCAATCACCTGCTCGCCATTGAGTAAAGTTAGCATTGCCTAATTGAAATACTTGACCTATTTCCCAATCTGCTAACATAATAGCAAATCTACGCATAATATCTGGATTCTTATCCATCTCTGTTACTTTGAAACTATTTTCACGTTCAGGTCTGGCAGCAAAGTTGTCAATGTGAGTATGCAGCATCTGTCCCGTAGTTTGGTTATGAAATTTAATCATGCTTTCATCCATACCAAGCCAGTTGCTTACCTGTTGAAATATCTCAACATCTTCTGCTGCCGTGCGATTAAAAACTTCTTGGTCAGGGTTGGCTCCTGCACGAATCAAATCTTGTTCTTCTGCGGTTGCACTATACAAACCTTTATCCGCAATATCTTTGTTAAAGTTATTACGTGTTCCCCAACTACTAGCTTTTGTGCGAGGCATACACTCACGAATCGCATCTGTAAAATCTGCATCAAATCTGCAAACATGAGTGTAACTGTCTACGCCAGATTGCGGTGGTCGTTTAGTATCAAAATGCCAACGGCTGCGGCTTTTAGTAAATTCCCAACGACTATCGCCCCAATTTTCATATTCTGTCATAAATTTTTTTCCTAAGTTAATTTTTTTCTAAGATAAATAATTTTATAAAGATATTTATAAAAAAATTTAAAAAGTAGGAAAAAATCTGTGAATAGAAAAATTTATAACTTTTTATATAAAAATTTGCATGATGCGTTTAATTTACCAAAGTATGATGATTTTAATAAAACTATGACACAGTATACTATTGTTAATGCGCTACCGTGGACTCCTAAACGTTGGGAAAAATTCTGCGAACAAATCAATAATGAATTTGATTTAGAGATTAACTTCAATGGAACCATTGCAGATATAACACACGATATTGATCAAAAATATTGTGCACGTTTTTGGGGCGGTATCTGGCAACCTCGTACCGAAATTTATCAATATACTGGATGGAATATTGTAGAACTTATTAACAAAGCAAATCCAAAAGCAGTACTAGATGTTGGTTGTGGGTTTAATCCATTCAAGGCACGTATTCCTAATTTAGTTGGTATTGATGCATATAACAACAGTGCTGATTACATGGTTGATATTCTTGATTATAATGTTCCAAATAATTTCTATGATCATGTAATTGTGTTTGGTAGTATAAATTTTGGTGAATATGATGACATTGAAGTTCGTATGAAAAAAGTAATTGACTTAACTATGCCTGATGGTAAAATTTATGTTCGTGCAAATCCTGGTTATGTTCATAAAAATGGTCAATGGATTGATATCTATCCATGGGATTTTGATACTGCTTATAGGATTGCAAACAAATTTAAGTGTGAATTAAGTTCTTTTAAGAAAGATAACGGTGATAGACTTTACTTTGAGTTAAGAAAATTGCCATGAAGATGTTAATTGTTATTGGTCCACAAGGCAGTGGTAATCATTTATTTGGTAAAATATTTTCACTTCATGATGCGGTTCATGGTTGGAAAGCAGCACTGGAACCAGATGGATATTTTATTCCGCATTGGTATGAACCATTCAATGAGTATTGGAATGACCCAAGTAAAATTACCGTGGATATAATGGGTGGTAAAGAGTATGCCGTTACTAGCGTAAGCAATCCTTATATGGAAAATTTTACGGCAAGAGTTCCAAAGTTAGAAGAATTTGTCGCAGCACTAGCGGCAGTAGGTATTGAAAGTGAACTTGCTATTATTGGTCGTGATCGTAATATCCTAGACCTACAACAACGTAGATTACGTGGTGGTCCAACTTGGGGCATGATGCAAATTATGTTGAATAGATTAGAAGAACCACCGCTATTCATTAGTCAGGAATTACTTTATCTATATCGCCAACATTATGTTCGTAGTCTTGGCAAGTTGTTAGATTTTCCCGTTGCATGGAACGATCCACGCATTGAAGAAATTCTAAGTGAAGATGCCAACGCAAAATATATTCAACCATGTGAACCTACTGCACTAGATGCACATGTAAAAAATTTTATTAAACCCTCTTGGTTAAAAACACAATAGTTTATTTCCCATAAATATCATTGGGAAACAATTATGCCAAGATTAAGTTTATATAGAAGTGACCATACCAATGACTATAAGTGGCAAGATCGCAGAATCAGCGAATTGTATACGGTTGGCGGTGTAGGCGTAAACATTCACAAATATCTTGGTCCAAAAGATACAGGCGCAACAACAGATTTAACGCAACCACAATATGCAAATCAAAGTGAAAAAAATATTCAAGATTTGCTATTCTTAGAAAATCGTGATCGTTCTTATGATACTAGCATATATGAACTGCGTGGACATTATACAATTCAAGATATTGATTATAATTTAAGTCAGTTTGGACTATTTCAAAACCAAGATACGCTGTATATTACCTTTCATACCAATGATATGGTTGATCGTTTAGGTCGTAAGATTATACCAGGCGATGTTTTTGAATTACCACATCTTCGTGATTACTATCCACTTGATGAAACGCTGCCTGCTGCGCTAAAGAAATTTTATGTTGTGCAAGAAGCAACTCGTGCCAGTGAAGGTTATGCCCAAACATGGTGGAATCATATCTGGCGTTGTAAGGTTGCTCCAATGGTTGATGGACAAGAGTATCGTGATATTCTTGATATGAACGCAGCCGATGGCAGTAAGAGTGATATTAAGACCAATGATACAATTCGTGATCTACTCAGTGCTTATACTAAAAATAATCAGATTAACGATGCAGTCGTTTCGCAAGCAGATAGTGATGTTCCACAAAGTGGATATAGCACAAATGCTCTTTATATATTGCCAGCAGTAGATGGCGTAAGTCCTATTGTATCTATACCAGGTTATCTAACAGGCAGTGCCACGCCACCAAATGGGTTACCTGTCACGGCAGATGTGCAATTTCCATTGAATCCAACTCTTGGACAGTATGTGCTGCGTACAGATTATATGCCAAATAGATTATTTCGTTATGATGGACAGAAGTGGGTAGCTATTCAAGATGTTCAACGCACTGCGCTAACAGGCAATCTTAATTCTACACAGCTTGGTTCATTTATCAACAATAATAAAACAACACTGCTTGCCAATGGTGCGGTTATACCACAGAAGCAAACACTAAGTAACCTACTACAAATATTACCAGATAAACTAGGATAATCAAGTGGATTTTTTCTACGATAAACAAATCAGACGTTTTATGAATCAGTTCGTGCGAATATTCAGTTATATGTATGTTCAGTATGGCAATGATGCTAATGGCAATCAGGTTCTTTATCGTGTGCCATGTCGCTATGCAGATACTAATCGTCAGGTTGCTGCTATATTGCGTCAGAATAGCGATAACAATCTAAACAATGTGCCTATGATTGTTGTTTATATCACTGATGTCAAGTATGACAGAACTCGTATGCAAGAACCAAAATTTGTTGATAAAACTGCTATTCGTCAACGTGCGATTGACCCACATACAGGC